ACTAGAACAGGGTGTACCTCTGTCTAAAACTGTTTTACTTAAGAACAGTGATAACTCAATTAAAGATCTTACAGGATTTACAGCTTTAATGCATTTAAGGCAATATCCAAGCTCAGAAGTTGTTTTACTAGAGCTTAGTTCAGCTAATAGTAAGATCAATATTAATACAGCAACAGGTGCTGTGACAATGATCTTCAGTCTAGAAGATACTGCTTTACTTAATTATCAAACCTGCAGTTACGATCTCTTTATGTTAAATGGTTCTAGTACTTTCAGAGCACTTGCTGGGAAGATTACAGTTCAACCTAGAGTTACAAGGAGTGCTTGATGGCAGATGTGATTATTGTTATCCAAGAAGAGGTTGATTCAATTGTAGTTGTCCCTCAAGACAACCCTAATAACGTAACAGTGCCAGGGAACAGCAATACAGCCTCTTTGAGCGATTTAAATGATGTGTCTGCTACCAACCCACAGGAAGGTCAATTCTTAAGCTTCCAGAGCGGTTTATGGCGTCCTACAGACATCGTTGATTCATCTATCCAATCCTCGCTTGATGGTGGCGAGTTTATGTAATTTATTTAAGGAAATAAAATGGCTCGTTTACAATTAAAACGTGGTTTAAAGGTTAACTTACCAACATCAGGTTTACTTGCTGGGGAACCTCTGGTTACCACTGATCGTGGTACTTTGCATGTAGCTACGGATGCTACAACAAAACTTCCAGTTGTTCCAGCAATTGATGATCTTGTTACCCTTGCTTCTGTTAATGGTGCAGCAGACTTACTGATTATTCACGATGCGGACGGTGCTGGTCAGAAAGAAAAGAAGATTACCTTCGATGCGTTCAAGACAGCTTTAAATATTCCTGCAGCATCAACTGACGAGAAAGTCTCTGTTGTTTCAGGTGGTACAAGCGGATATTTGTGGGGTACGTCAGGCTCTGATGGCATCCTGCGCATGGGTCCATCAATGTCTTGGACTAAGGATGCTGGTAATGCTTTCGTTACTCTACATGTGGATACAATCGACGGAGGCACCTTCTGAGGTGATTAAATGGCAACCCTAATTACAAAAAGAAGTACAACTTCTGGGGTTGTTCCTGTATCAGGGGATTTACAAGTTGGTGAGTTAGCTGTTAACACAGCAGATGCTAAATTGTGGACAAAACATTCTGATAACTCTATCAAAGAGATTGGTGCAGGAGCTTCAGGAGGGAACCCTTGGGTTATCTATGAGTTTGATATTGGATCAAAACCTAGACGAAGTTTTACTTTTACAATAACAGATGTAAGTGTATCCCCTACAAGCGTAATATCTGTTGAGGCATGTGGTAAACCTGCCACTGATAGAGGTATTGACGACTATGAATGGGATATGGGTATGTTCGCTGCTAAAGCAGGAACTGGTGAATTTAGAGTTACTGTTTATTTCACCGGAAGGTGCGTAGGTAAACGTAACTTACAATATAAGGTGCAATAATGGCAGCAATTGAAACAGGCAATAATACAGCCGGGATGGCAAACGTAGATTCAAACTATAAACTACAGGTGAATCTACCAACTAATAAAATGCACGCAGGTACAACTGGACTTGTTGGCTTTGCTGATGATGCTGGTGCAGTTCGTATTCCTATTGGAGCTTCTAGTCAAGGTTTAATGGGTACTGCTCAGGTTCAGGTAGACTTTGAACAAGGTTTTGCTTCTTCTGCAATTTCCCCTTCAGTTTGGTCACAAGTCTTAACCACGATGACAATTACCAATACACAGAACTCTGCTGTATTAAATGCAGGTAATTCTGTGGCTTCAGGTGCAGTTGCTAGATTAGTATCTTGGAGACAAGCTGAAGCACCTCGTGGCGCTGATCGAATTTGTGCTTGGAGAGCAATGCTACCTACTCAAGTGACAGGCGCGGTAGTTGAACTTGGTATGTTTACAGCTACAGGTGTTGCCGCACCCACTGCAGGGACATTCTTCCGATACGCTTCTGATGGCTCTTTACGTGGTGTATCTGTGTCAGTATCGGGAGCAGAGTCAACAACCTCTGCAATTACAACTCCTGTATTAAACGTAGCTCACGATTATTTAATCTGGATTACAGGCTCTGCCATTATTTTCCAAATTGATAACGTAGTTGTAGGAAGTATTGCAATTGGTGATACTGCACCAAGTCCATTAACATCTGAATCAGGTCCATTCTGCGCTAGAGTTTATAACTCAGCCGCAACAGCAACTGCTCAACAAGTCCAACTTCATCGTTGTATTGGTGCATACTATGGTGGGTCATATGGATATGACCGCAAGTTCTTAGCTGCTCTTGGTGGTGACATCGGTGCTCAAGGTATCGTAGGTGCTTCTACAGGTTCTTTAGCTAACTGGGCTAACTCTGCTGCCCCTGCATCAGCTACATTATCTAACACTGCTGCAGGCTATACTACTCAAGGTGGTCAATTCCAATTTGCTGCTGTAGCTGGTGCTGAAACAGATTACGCTCTATTTGCTTTCCAAGTTCCTGCACAATCTGCTACTAACCAAGGTCGAACACTATTAGTTCATGGTATTAGTATTAATGCAATCAACACTGGTGCAGCCGTTGCTACGTCCGCTACTGTCTTACAGTGGGGTATTGCTTTTGATGGTAGTGCTGTGTCATTAGCTACTGCTGATGGTGCTGCTACAAAGGCTCCTAGACGTGTTCCTGTTGGTCTCCAATCATTTCCGATTGGTGCAGCTATCGCTGCTCAAGCAAACACTTTGGACAAGGTATTCCGGCAACCTTTAGCAGTTAACGCAGGTAACTACTTGCACGTAATCCTTAAGATGCCAATTGGTACAGCGACAGCTTCACAAATTATTCGTGGTACTGTAAGTATTGACGCAACCTGGGAATAACTAATTTTAAGAATACTCTTGACAATAAGCTTGAGTATTCTTTTAATTTATGATATAATTTAGCAATTCGACGTAAGGATTAATATGTCTGAAAAAGAAAATAAAATCCAAGTCATTAAGTCTTTGAATGAAGAAAAGAAGTTAGCTTTATTTGTAGTCCTAGAACCACAAGATGCTGATGGATCTACATCTGATTTGCATGGTGATTGGTACTCTGCTGAAGAAGTAGAGAAAGCCTGCCATGATTTTAATACACAATGTAGGCGTGCGAATTTGTACCACATGCTAGATACAACAGGTTATGAATTTGTTGAGAGCTATATCCTTCCTGTGGAAGCACAGGTTGGTGAAAGAGTTGTAAAAGCTGGTACATGGTTAGCTGTAATCAAAGCAAAAGAAGACTGGATTTGGGACGGAATTAAGGATGGAACTTTCAATGGTTTATCCATTCAGTGCAATGCAATTGTAGAAGATATGGAGGACTAATGCAAGAGCCTAAAAAGAAAGCTACTCGTAAGTTAAAGAATTTCGACTTCTCTGGACCTGATGCTGCTGTAGCTCTTGTCGGTCCTGCAGTCGGGGGAGCCGCAAATAGTTTTACAACTGTACTTTTCAAGTCAGTTGGAACTAATCGCTCAGAAGAGTTTATCACTAAGGCACAGGCAGTGCAAGTGACAATGGAGTTACCGGACTTTCTGCGAACATTCTTTGGACTGTACGGGAGTGATGCTGAAGTTCTAGCTCGTCTGATGGGTTATGTAGAAGAACCTGACGAAGAAGAGTCTAAGACTTATGAAGATTATATTCAAGAAAAAGTACAAGCATTTACTTTGCTAGATACTTTGAATGAATCTGAGAATATTGCAAAATCTTTAATTGCATTATCTGAGGATGAACACCTTGCTGTTTTAAAGTCTCAAGAAACTCTTGAACCAATTATGAAGCAAGCTATTAAAAAGAATAAAGAGCCTGTTTCGGGTTCTAATGTTAAAAAGGAAAAGCAAATGACTCAAGAAATCGAGACAGTAGCTAAGAGTCAATTTGAAGAAATTCAAAAAGCTCTTGATGAAAATAAAGTAGCTCTGGCTAAGGCTTTAGAGCAAATTGAACTGTTCCAAGCTGAAAAGAAGGAAGCTGTTCGTAAATCAAAGTTTGAGAAGCTAGAAGCTGCTGTTAAGGATAAGGCTATTGCTGAAGTTCTTTTCAAGGCTGTTGGCCTAGTTGAATCCGAAGAAGATTTTGCTTCTATTGTAGATGCATTATCTAGCATTCAGGCGAAGGTAGAAAAGTCTGCAATGTTTGAAGAAATTGGTGCATCTGCTGATGAAGTAGAAACACCTAAAGTACAAGAATCTGCTGTCTTGAAAGCTGTAAAAGCTAATCTGGCTGCTGGTAAATAAATATTAGGAGACTATAAAAATGCTAATTTCCACAGATACATATCGCTTTTCACATGTTGTCAAGCATGAATACGAACCAACTCTAGCTTACTGCCGCGAAGTAGTAACTGCCCTAGAAGGTTCTGCAAAGACTTATACCGTAGGTACAGTTCTAGGTAAGATTACTGCATCTGGTAAGTATAAGATTGTTGAAGCTACTGCTGTTGACGGTTCACAGAACGCAGTTGCTGTAGTTATTGAAGACAAAGCTGTTCCTGCTACTACTGATACTTCTGTACAAGTACTAGCTCGTGGTCCAGCAATGGTTGGTAAGGGTGGTCTAACTCTTGGTGCTTCTGTTGATACTGATCCTGAGAAGGCTGCTGTGTACGCTTCACTAGCTACCGTAGGTATCATCGTACAAGATACTATCTAATAAGAATAAGGAATTAAATTATGACTACTGCTCGTAGCTTTCAAAATCAGTTTGAAGTAACTGATTATACACAAGAACTAAATGTTATCCCAAATACTTGGGGTCTAATTGGTGAACTAGGCATTTTCAGTGAGCAAGGTATTGCTCAGAATTCACTAACTTTTGAATCAAAGGGTGGCACTATCGCTCTAGTTGGTGACAAGGTTCGTGGTACTCGTGCTAACGTAGGTAAGGATGATGTCGCAAAGATTCATGCTTATGCAACTACTCACCACCCTTATGATGACGCTCTGTTTGCTCATGAGCTACAAGGTCGTCGTGCTTATGGTACTGCAGATCAACCTGATACTGAAGCTCGTGCTATCGCTGATAAGCTAGCCCGTGTCCGTATGGCGCACTCCATGACTCTAGAACGTGCTCGTGCATGGACTATTGTTAACGGTACTCAGTATGCTCCTAACGGTACTGTCACTGCTAACTTCTACACTGACTTTGGTGTTACTCGTAAGTCTGTAGACTGCGTACTAGGTACTGCTACTACTGAAGTAAACGAGAAGATCCAAGAAGGTGTTGCAAGTATTCAAGACAATCTATTGTCTGGTGAAGTTGCTACTGGTTTCGTGGTTCTATGTGGTACTACCTTCTTCAACAAGCTAACTCGTCAAGCTAACGTCAAGGAAGCTTACAAGTTCTACGCAAGTACTCAAGAAGGTCAACGCAATGGTTATCGCTCTGGTCGTTATCAAATCTTTGATCACGCTGGTGTTCGTTTCATTGAGTACCGTGGTTCCCTAGGTGGTCAGGCTCTGATCCCTGATACTGAAGCCTATATGATTCCTACTGGTACAATGGATACCTTCAAGACATATTTCAGCCCTGCTTCTAAGTTTGACCTAGTCAATACTATCGGTGAGCAAGCATATGTCTGGACCTATAAGGACCAAAAGGGAAGCAAGATTGAAGTTGAATCTGAATCTAACTTCCTGAACCTACTACGTCGCCCTCAAGCTGTCGTACAGTTCACTAGCTCCAACTAATATTGGACTGAAGCCCTTCGGGGCTTCTATTTTAAGAGTTATGAATTAGCTTTTAAAATAGATACTAAAACAGGAGATAATATGACATTAAATGATATTGAAAAAGTCCGGGTTTTAGTTGCGGATACTGATATTACATTACCGATCCTTCCAGACAGTACTTATGAGTATTTCTTGGAAAAGAATTCAGGCAGTGTATCACGAGCATCTATGGATGCTGCCAGATCTATCTTATTTAATCTAAGTATGCGAGGTGATGAGCAAGTTGATATTTTTAGTATTAAAGGTTCTAAAGCTGCTGAATCATATAAGCAAGCTTTGACTTTATATCTAAAAGATCCCTACTCAAATCCTGTTCTGCAAAATTGCCAAGGTTGGGTTGGTGGTGTGTCTGTGTCTCAGATGCAGACTAACGATGACAATACCGATAATAATATTGTTAAAAGACCTTCTGTAAGTTATACAGGTATTCCAACTGGTTTCTTTACTATTTGAGGTGCTTATGGATTTATTTCTTAATGCAGCTACAAAAGCAATTGAAAAACATGGAATTTCTGTAACCTATAAAAAGATTGGTACAGCAAGTTACGATGTAAATACATCGGCTGTGACTTCAAATGATACTGAATACAACATTAAAGCTTACCCAAAGCATATCAAAGCAAGTGCATATAACTACCCAGATTTAATTGGTAAAGAAGCTATTCTATTTTATATTTCCTCTGCATCAGGTATTGTTCCGAAGCAAGGGGATTTTATTTTATATAATTCCTTGCAATTTAATGTAGATAGCTTTCAAAGTCATTTTGCAAATGGTGCAGTTGTTCTATATCGTGTAGCTGCTGTAAGAGGTTGAGTATGTTCAGTGCAGATGTTACTGATTTACTTAAGAGTTTAGAAGATTACAGAAACCAAGTAGTTAAGAAATTAAAGGCTACTATAAATACTGTAATGTATGAATGGTCTTCTGAAGTTATTAGGATTACCCCACTAGGTGATGTAGATAAATATTGGGGTTATTACCACACCAGAGAAAACCAGTACGGTTGGAAAGAGCAAGCTGGTTTGACAAGAGGTAACTGGATGTTTGGACTGAATGCTGAGTCAATCTCTTTTGATTCTAGTTCTTTTGATTCAGGTTCTGGTACTCTGAAGGCAAGTTTAAGTACTGTAATGCATGGATATAAACTTGGAGATACAATTACACTAGGTAATGCTACTCCCTATATTTTAACTCCCGGTATAAATAATACATTGTTTAAGAGGGCTAAAGGACGTCTAGAGGGCGGTTATTCTCGGCAAGCTCCTGACGGCTTGAAAGCGCCGACTTTAGAAGCAATCCAAAGGCTTTATAAAATACCATTTGACAGATTTTAAGGAGATAGATTTGGCAATTATTGAAAGTAAAAGAGCTTGTGAAAAGCATCTGAAAGCCTTGTCTCCTGATATCCCAACGGCATATGAAGGTTTGCACTTTACACCGCCAGCAAATGCGATGTATCAAAGTACTCAGTTCTACATTGAACAACCTGATGATCCTGTTTTTGGTACAGGATATTACAGAGAGAATTTTCAGTTTCAGGTGTTCGTTGCTGATGTTAAAGGGAAAGGTACTGCTGCAGCTTTAACAAGAGCCGAGCTTATTAGACAGCATTTCAAGAAAGGTACTACCTTATTTGAAGCTGGTTTTAAGATTCTAATCTTAGAAACCCCGAAGGTTGCAGGAACAGCAATTACGGAAGATCGTATTGTAGTCCCTGTAATAATCAGTGCAATCACTGAAGTTTATGAATAAATTAAATACAAACATGGTTTTGTCTGCACCTAGTCAGGCCCTGAATACATTGGAGAAATAAATATGACGATTGCAAAAGGAACTGCAAAAAAGGTTGCTTACAAATTAGAATCTACCTGGGGAACTTTAGCTGGTGCATCCGGTGCTAAGTATATCCGCCGTGTAACTTCAAACTTCAACCTAACTAAGGATGTAATAGAGAGCGCCGAGTTGCGTTCTGACTTCCAAGTTGCTGATATGCGACATGGTGTTCGTAAGTCTGAAGGTGCTATCAATGGTGAACTATCTCCTGGCTCTTATTCTGATTTCATGCAAAGCGTAGTTGCTCGTGACTTCACTACTGGTGTAACTTCTACTACTGCTACACTAACTATTGCTGTATCTGGTTCACTATTCACAATTACTCGTGCAGCAGGCTCATGGATTACTGACGGTTTGCAAGTTGGTAATATTATTCGCTTGACTGGTGCCGGTCTAAACGTAGCAAACCAAGCTAACAACGCACTAGTTGTATCAATGTCTGCATTAGCTCTGACTGTGCGCGTACTTTCTGGCACTCCAATGGTTGCGGAATCAACGATTGCTTCTTGTACTGCTCAAGTCCAAGGTAAAGTAACATTCGCTCCATTAACAGGTCATACCAATCAGTCTTATACAATCGAAGAATTCTATTCTGATATTGCTCAGTCTGAAGTTTATACTGGTATGAAGGTTGGTTCAATGGCAGTACAATTACCTTCAACAGGTATGGTTACTTGCGATTTTAACTTCCTTGGTAAGAACCTAGAACAGACTGGTACTACTCAGTACTTCACTACACCTACTGTTGCTAACACCAATGGTCTATTCACTGCTGTAAACGGTGCTGTTGTTGTTAACGGTGTACCTATCGCTGTTATTACTGCTGCTGACTTTACGCTAGAACGCGGTCTAGAAGCTGCTAACGTAGTGGGATCTAACTTTGCTTCAGACGTATTCACAGGTCGTATCAAGGTTAATGGTAACTTTAGCACATACTTTGAAGATGCTGCTTTCCGTGATTACTTCAAGGATGAAGTTGTTGTTTCTCTAGTGTTTGCTTTAACAGCAGACAATAGCAAGACTGCTCAAGCAATGTCCTTTACTTTACCTCGTGTAAAGGTTGGCTCTGCTACCAAACAGGATGCAGAGCTGGGCGTAATTCAACAACATAGTTTCGTAGCCCTATTGAATGATGTTACAACTGCTGGTTTACCAGCAAGTACCATTCAAATCCAAGACACGGCTATCTAATAAATAAAGCCCTTTAGTTTAAAAGCTAGAGGGCTTTTTCTTTGCCTATCCCTTGCTAATTTGGATTCAATATGTTAAAATACGTTTAATGCAGAGAGTTAATCTCTCTTTATTCATCAACAAGAAAGGAAATTAACATGGGTTTTGATCTAGTAACAAATAACCTAGCCGATAAGGCTGAAGCTGGTTATGAATTTGAATTAACCATCCCTGGTAGTGATACTCCTACCGGAGCTTTTATCAAGGTTCGTGGTAGTCAATCAAAGATTGTACGTGCATATGGTCGTAAGAAGTTTGAAGAACTGCGTCAACGTGCTGTTATTGCAAAGCGCAAAGGTAAGGATGTAGAGGATATCGACCTAGAAGAGGCTGAAGACATGGCTGTAGAACGTGCAGTTGTTAAGGTTATCTCTTGGAAGGGTTTTGAAGAAGATGGTAAGGAAGTTCCATTCACTAAGGAGAATGCAACTCGTATCTTTAAGGAACATTCTTGGATTCGTGATCAAGTGGAGGAAGAAGCTGATCAGCTACTAAACTTTCAGTGATGAAGATTTAGAACAACTGATTACTTATACTAAGCAAGAGTTTGAATTAGATGCTCCTCAAGCAGATGGGCATTCTTTAAGACAGCACTTGCTTAAGGTTCAAGAAATTACAAAGAAAATTCCAACTGAGTTACAAGATTTGGTTGAACTTCCTGAAGTATTTAAATACTGCTGGCAAGACTTCATTAATCTAAATAATACAAGGCAGGGCGGTTTTGGTCCTCAACCTATCTCTTATTTAGAAATGCAAGCTTACTTTAATTTGAATAGTGTAGTTCCTGAACCCTGGGAGATTAGAATAATAAAGGTTCTTGATAAGATTGCTCTTGATGCTATTAACGCAAGGACAGAAAAAGCA